TCCTCGTATTTCAGGGCCGGGATTCTGCCGACCGCCGACTTGGGCTCCTTGCCGTCCTTCTCGTGCATGATGACCACGCGGGGGAAGGAGCCCCGGCTCATGTGCTTGCCCGTGGCGCCGACGATCTTGCGGAGGCGCTCGTTGTCGAAACGCTTGAGCTCGGGGTCGGCCTTGGCGTCGTCGATGGCGGGGTCGAAGGCCATGAAGAGCTCAACGCCCTTGATGACGACCTTGTCGCCGGCCTCGACGATGGGGTGGGATGTGGGGGTCATTCGTCTGCTCCTGCCCAGACCCGGACGGGGTGCTGGGGCTGTGGGATGAGGATGCTTTCCAGGGCCGAACGCTGCAGGAAGGTCATCTTGTCGCGCAGGCGCAGGTTGGCGTGCCAGCCGGGGAGCGGCACGGGGATGGGGTTGCCGTCCTCGTCCACGTCTGGTCCCGGCACCCAGATCGTGCCGATGGGGTCAAAGGACGACTCCTCGGCTGGCAGCAGGCCGATGCCCGCCGCCGCCATCGCCTCATGGACGTGCGCCTCGTCCTCGCCCTTGAGCCAGTAGTCGTAGAAGACGGTCATGTGGTGATCGTCTGGAGGTTCGCGTCGGTCAGGGTGCCGCTGTAGAAAGCGATGTACCTGATGATGCAGTTGGCGTACTGCGAATACCCGGCCGTCGAGCTCGTCGCCTCCGCGCCGAAGGTGACGTAGTCGATGTTGCCGAAGGTCGTGATGTTGTTCGTGGAACTTTCCACGGTCCCGCCGTTGATGCAGAATCGGGAGTTCGTGCCGTTCCAGTAGTGGACGGCTTTCTGCACCCCGGTTCCGATGGTTCCGGCATTTGTGTTTCCGCTTGACCAGAACGCACGGGCCTGCGTGACGGTGTTGGCCTGAATGCCGAGTTGCTCGTTCGCCACGTCATCCGTGGAGAGCAGCGTCCCAGCCTGACCAGGCGGGTAGAAGTGGATGACCAAGGCACCGGGGTCGCCCCACGACGTGATGGCGGAATCCAAGACGTGCGCGAGGTCGGCGCTGCGGGTGACGGAAGCGCTGGAAGGCGTCTTGATGTACGAGGTCGGAGGCGTGTTGTTTGCCTCGCGCATCAGACCCCAGATGTAAACGCCATCGGTCGTGTTCGCCCCGGTGTACGACTCACCCGTGCTGGTCATGGTCGGGGTGCCCGTCGTGGCCAGAGCGATGGTCACGTTCTGCGTGGCGCTTGCCTGAGTTCCTTGCACCCAGCACCGATACCAGCCGTTTGCATATGCCTCGATGCCGCGGTCGGTAGCGGACAGGAGAGTTCCTACCAAGGCCGATTGGGTCACGGTTCCTTGGTCTAGGTCGAACGTCGCGTGGTAATAATCGGTACTGGATCGTCGGAGGATCAGCGTTGCATATCGACCGACCCCGCTCGTCGTCTGCTTCTGCAAGAACACGCTGCACACGGCATCCGTGGTTGCTGATACCGCCCGAGTAATGTTGTGAACGCCAGTCGAGGTGTTCTGCCGCAACAGCACGGCAGTCGCCGCGTTGTCGGGAGCCGTCCAGAACGCTCCCGAATTGTTGTTAATCGCGGAGCCGGACTTCGTCCAGTACGCATTGGACGGGTCTTCCGAGAACTGGAGGTCGTTCGTGCGTTCTGCCTCCACCAGCAGCCCGAGCCTGCTGCCGCTGCTGTTGTGGGTGAGGCGGGCGACGTCCGTGGACGCCGACGCGATGTAGCCCGAGGAGTCAACGTAGGTGCCGCTGCTGGCGCGGGTGAGCGTCGCCCCGCTGAAGGAGCCGCTGCTGAAGTCGAGGGTCCAAGATGGTGACAGCGCCCCGCTCTGCGTGGTCGCATTCGCCGCCGTAGACGGCGACGAGTCGTAGTCCGCGTTCGTCGCCACGATGCGGTACTCGTACGAGGTCGACGCCGTCAGCCCCGTGTCGCTGTACGTCGTGGCCGTTGCGCTGACGGTCGTCAGGGTCGAGTACGACCCGCTGCCGCTCGGGCTGCGCCGTTCGATGCGCTGGCCCGTGTTCCCGGTCGACACGTCCGTCCACGCCAGGTCGATCTGCGAGCTGCTGACCGCCGTCGCCGTCAGGCCCGTGGGGGTCGCGGGGATCGTGAACTTGCTTGCCGCGTTGCTGTTGGCGCTGTTGCCTGCCGCATTGGTCGCGTAGACGCGGTACTCGTACTGCGTGCTCTCGGTCAGGCCCGTGTTGCTGTACGAGTTTGCGCCAGCCGACAGGGTGGTGACGGTCGAGTACGAGCCGCTGCCGGCGGGGCTGCGGCGCTCGACCGTGTACCCGGTTTCGTTCGTGGCGTTGTCCGTCCACGCGAGGTCGATCTGCGTGGTGCTCGTGGCGGTCGCCGTGAGCGATGTCGGCGCGGCCGGGACGTTGAGGGTCGTGACCCCGCCCGTCGCGTTCTGGCTGGCGGCCGTCTTGGAGCTCTCGCCGGCGCCGTTGTGGGCGCTGACCCAGTAGAAGTACGTCGTGCCGATGGCCGGGGGCGCGGACGGGTTGTTCGTCGCGTTGTCCGTGTAGGTCTGGATGCCCGCGAGCGGAGCGTTCAGGAGCGTCGCGCCCGTCGTGGTGTTTGACGTGTTGCGGTAGACGTAGAAGCCATCCTCGTCGCTCGACGCGTCCGTCCAGGTGATCGTGACCGCCACGGCCGTGCCGTCTGTGCTTGGCGACGCGCTGACCCCGGTCGGAGCGTTCGGGATGGTGGCCGAGTTGGTGGTGGCGCTAGCCGCGTTGCTGTAGGCGCTGATGCCGGCCGGGTTGCTCGCGGCCACGCGATACTCGTACTGCGTCGAGGCCGTCAGCAGGGTGTCGCTGTAGCTCGTCGCCGTGGCGCCCGCCGTGCCGACCTGGACGTAGGTGCCGCTCCCGGCAGGGGAACGGCGCTCGATGACGTAGCCCGTGTTGCCCGTCGACACGTCCGTCCAGGCCAAGTTGATCTGGCTGGACGACGTGGCCGTGGCGGTCAGGCTGGTCGGGGTCGCCGGGACCGTCCAGGTCGCGGCGACGTTGCTGTACGGGCCATCGTCGCTGCCGAGGTACTCGCGGACGCGGTAGTAGTACTCGGTGCTCTCGGTGAGCCCGGTGTCGTTGTACTGGAAGACGCCCGATCCCACGGTCGTGATCTGGGTGAAGGTCACCCCGTCCGTCGACCGCTCGATCTTGAACCCGTCCTCCTTGAGGTCGCCGTCCGACCAGCGCAGACTGGTGCTCGTGGTCGTGTCGGGCACGGCCTCGAGGACGATGCCCCCGGCGCGCCCGAGCAGGAGCGACTGCCGGCTGGACCCGGTCAGTCCCGGCCTGCTGACTCGTGCGCTGCGCTGCATCTCAGATGGCGTACCAGAAGAGGCCCATCGTGATGGTCAGGCTGCCGCTCGGTGCCGGGGCGATGAAGTCGGCCGTGACGAGCTGCGCGCCCGCCAGGTCGACCAGCCACGACGCCGGGGTGGTGATGCTGCCCGCCGCAGTGCCGCCCGGGGTGTAGACGTTGGGCAGCGGGAACACGGGTGCAGATGGGTTGGTGCCGCCGCCGAAGAACCCGATGTCGCCCGGGGTGCCGAACGAATACAGCGTGGCGCCCGAGGCGAACAGCAGGCTGTACTGCGCGAGGATCGTCGGCATCCACCAGATGTCGCCCGAGTTGTTGCGGTCGTCGAACTTCTGCCAGCCGATGAGGCGGACGCTTGTCGTGGCCCCGCTGGTCGTCCAGGTGTTGTTGTCGCTGCGCCTGCCGTAGGGCGTGATGCGGATGAGGCTGGGGCTTGCGTAGCCCTGGGTGAGGTCCATGTCGAGCACCACGCCGGAAGTCGGCTTGACGTCGGTAGGGACGCGGTTGGTGAAGGACGCCGCGACGGAGTCCACGGACATCTGTCGGAGGTTGGGCTGCCCGGTCGAGATGAATGCCTGTGCCATGTCAGATTTCTCCTCGGCGCTTCATGTCGAGCGCGATTGCGACGGCCTGCTTCTGGGGCTTGCCCTCGGCCATGAGCTTGCGGATCTTGGCGCTGACGGCGGGGTCGGACTCGGCCATGACCTTGCGCCCGGGCTTGTCGGCGGCAGCGTGGGTGGACTTCGCGCCAATGCGGGAGGCCATGAGCACCGTGGCCTTGAGGATCTTCTCAGGGCCGCCGCCTTGTCCCTTGAACCAGCCCTTCTTGAGCATGGCGTCGGCCCATTGGCGTGCCGCGCTCTCGGTTGCGAAGAGCAGGTCGTCCTGCATCGTGACGGGCGGGCCGCCGAGGTACTGATCCTTGCCGAGCTGCCGGGTGTAGGCCACGCGCCACTTGTATCCGGCCTTGCGCTGGACGTCCGTCAGATCCATCTTCGCCTTCGCGCCGGGGCGGGCGAACGATGCTCCGCGCTGCGTAATGCGATATCCGTACTGGGCCTTCACCACCGAAACCAACCGATCAAGCTCACGAAGCATCTCTGGACTTGCCGCGCGCTCTTTCAAAATCTTCTCCCCAAACGCAGCCGCTCTTTTGGCGGCTGTCGCTGTTTCCTTCAGACTGCTTTGGACACTAGGAATACGCAACGAGACAAACTGAGTCATCTAAATGATGCTCGGCATGACTCGGTCGTACAGTTGATTGTCGGACTCGTATGAGGTAGCCATCTTCGCCTTCGCGCCGGGGCGGGAGTTCAGGACTGCGGAGATTTGCGAAACGGCGTCCGCAGCCTCCAGCCAGTCCTGCTCCTTCAGGTCGCGGGCGCGCACGCGCTTCAGCCAGTTTTCCGCGTCCATGCGGGAGGACGCGTCGTTGACCCGGCGGGCCTCGTCGCGCAGGTACTCCAGGTCTTGCACGACCTTGCGGCGGTTGACGGCCATCTTGGCCTTGACGCCGGGGCGGGCGAACTTGTGTCGCGCCAGCATCGCGTTCATCTCTGACTGAAGCGCCTTGATCATGGCCATGCTCTTGGCAATGGCCGCCGGATCGGGGTTTCGCTCGTCTTTCGGGAAGTGTTCGATGATGGCATCCGACTTGGCCATCATCTGGCCGACGCGGTCGTACAAGCGGCCGATGCCCTGATCCAGCGCCTTGAACTCGTTGAGCAGATGCTGGTGTTCCTGCGTTGGTCGCGCCATCTTCGCCTTTGCCGGCGGTTCCGCAAGGATGCCCAGCCGCGCCTTGATCTCGTTCCGGGTGCTCATGCCGCCCATCGTAGCGTTCCTCCTTGTGGTCTACGCATTCACGAAGCCGGGATCGGGGATCTCGCGGCGGTCGATCACGCCCTGCCGCGCGCCGTTGTGCGCCCTGATCGCCTGGTAGTCGAGCGTCCCGTTCGGGAGCGTCCAGCCGTTGTCCATCGCGTCCGAGGCCGACACCGGGATCAGCGCGCAGCGGCAGTTGAAGCCGCAGGGCGGGGTGATCCCCATGCGGTCGAAGTCGGCCATCGTCCCCACGTAGCCGTCAAGTGCCCGGTGCGCCGGCCGCGTGCGGTTGTCCCGCGTGGCGCTGTACTCAACCAGCGGGACGAACGCCTGCACGCGCTCGTCGCGCAGCACCTCGGCAGCACCCTCCGTGGCTGCCCGGTTCGTGTTCGTCCTGAGCACGGTCTCTAGGCGCGCGCTCGAGAGCTCGACTCCCAGGCGCACCTGCGCCGTGGTGACGAAGTCCCCCAGGTTCATCGCCTTGATCTCCTTGCCCACCACGCTCTTGCCGGGGCGCTCCTCGATCACCCGGGCGATCAGCTCCTGCACCTTGGCCGTCTGGCCGGGGCTGAGGGCCGTCACGAAGAACGTATCGCTTACGATCCGTTTCACGGCCGAGATGCCGCCCGCAGCATTGGGACGCGACAGCACGCCGCGTAACAGGCCGTCCAGCAAGGGGCTGCGCTTGCGGAGGTCGATCAGGGCGTTCTGGCGCTCGTGGTCCCCAACCTCGCGGGCGCTGCGGCGGGCGGCCTCGACGAGCACCTCCCAGTCCTTGCGGCTGATGGGGACGCGGCGGCGGAACCAGTCCGCGATGGGCTTCATGGCCTCCCCGCCGAAGCCGTCGAGCTTCAAATCGGGCAGGGCGGCGAAGGTGACGGCGTCCCCGTCCTCGAGCATCCCCTCGACGGCCTTGTCGGGGATGCGGGCCTTGGTGACGGTCTGCCGCGCCCCGGCGAGCCAGGAGGCGAGCAGGAGGGCGCTGGTGGCCTCGGAGAAGGCGTCCCAAAGGGCGGGGTCGTCCTGCCCGCGCACCTGGGCGGCGAGTGCTTGGCGGTACGACTGCTGCGCCTCGCGCAGGACGCGGCGCAGGTGCTTGTCGAGCGCGGGTCGCTTCATCGCTTGCGCTTGCGGAGGGCCACGACCTTGGGAGCCTCGGGGGCGGGTTCCTCGCCCTCGTCAGGCTCGTTCCCTTGCCCCAAGAGGGCCGCGAGGGGGTTGGCCCCGCTGCCACCCGCCTGACCGCCGCCGAGGACGGCCTCGCCGTCCTGGGGCTCGGAGAGGCCGAGGAGGTCGCGCACCTCGCGCTCGCTGACGCGGCCGCCCATCTGGGTAAAGGCCTGCACGGCCTCGAGGCGCTCCTTGACGTTCGGGCGCTCGGGCGCGAAGCGGAACTTGATCGACCGGGCCTCGGACTCGCTCGCGCCGAGGATGCCCGCCACGACGCGCAGGAAGTCGGTCGTGAACGACTCGCTCATGGCGTCTGCGTGGTAGCGGATGACCCGCGAGAGGGTGTCTGCGTGGAGGTCGGCGACCCCGGAGCCCAGGCCCGTTGACCCGGCCTCGCTCGAGAGCGACTGCCCCAGGATCGCCTCCTTGAGCTTGCCGCTGCACCAGTTGACGAGGTCCATGAAGATCTGGGCGCGGCCAGCGTTGGCGTCCTTGATGTCGATGTCGTAGAAGCTCTCGTTCGGCCCGGTGCGGGGGAGGACGACCGAATTGTCGTTCACCAAGTTCTGCAGGACCGTGAGCATCTCGTTCTTGGCCGCGTCGTTGCCCGAGGGGTAGTAGCCCACGCGGATGCCCAGCGCATAGCGCTCGGCGTAGGCGGCGGCGTTCTGGAGGATCTCCTGCTTGAGGAGCCAGATGTACCAGCAGACGTCGCGTGCGCCGACGCCGCGGTAGACGGCCTCGCTGGTGTTGGGGTCGATGAAGTTCGGGGCGGCGGTGAAGACCCGGTGCAGGATGACGGCGCGGCGCTCGTTGTCGTCAAAGAGGTGGACGAGGCTGTCGAAGCCAAGGTCGGTGACGGAGGGCTCGTTGATGTATGCGCTGCCCACGCGCATGGCGAGGTTGCCGTACTGGTCGAAGGCGAGGGTGTCGGCGGCGAACGGCACCCACTCCTTGACGCGCACGCCGAGGACGGGGTCGCGGTCGTAGACGATGTTGGCGGCGCTGACGCCGTACCAGACGGCCTCGTGCAGGTGGCGGAAGAGGTCGCTACGGCGGGGGATGTCGCGGACGATCTCGGTGAGGCGCTCGGCGAGGGCGACGAGGCGGGGGTTCTCCTCGTCGTCGGGAACGATGGCCCACTCGAGGCCGGCGAGCGTGACGAGGAGGGAGCGCAGGACGCCCTCGATGTCCGCGTCGGCCCGCATCATGGCCTGGTAGTTGGGGTCAATCCTGTAGGCGAGGCTCGAGTTCCGC